GACTTTCGCACTTCTCAGGGTACTTAGCCAATTCCTTGTCGAAGTTCACCAGTTGTTGTTGGCGGTTGTTAAGCACCTTAACACCTTTGATTCGCTTAGTGAATGGTCGCTCGTCTGAGTTATCGAAGATGGTAATCTGCCACTGACAGCCTACGTTGCGAATGCTCTGAATGAGAGCCTCCGTAAGTTCCGGTGTGTTGTAGTGTACTATTGCTATTGACTTCATTCTTCTTTGGGTTTGGGTTCAACTGGTGCAGGTGTAGAACTACCACTGCGTAACTTTTCGCTACCAAGTTCTGCAAGGTTGGTGCTGACATATACGATATCGCCGTTAGCAACTGCAGGTCTGTCGTACTGCTGGCGAATCTCGTTGACGGTAGCTGCACCGGTTTCGAGTTGCATCTTATCCACTTTTGCCTGAGCCTCCTTATCGAGACGAAGTAGAGGCTGTTCACAGAGATGGATACGACGTTTTCCGTAGTCTTCGCGATAAAGCAGCTTACGATTGAATTCTTGCTCCATTTCGATAATGTCAGGTTGCACTGTGCGCTGCAGATATTCGAGAGTAGCGTTGGTGTAGGTGGTGTAGTGGCTGTTGGTATCGAGCATGAGCATTGGTCGGGGAGTGCCAAAAAAACGAGCCACGTCATCCTGACTCATGTTGAGCATCTCGACCATCTGCATATCTTGTGCAGTCATGCTGTAAGGAGTCACTTTATCAAGAGCTCGGATGCCTATCACGTCTTGCTGATAGACCTTTGCGTTGACTTCGTCAGCATAGCTATTCACCTGCTTTGGGTCGTACAGACCTCCGCTGATTGGAGTATAGCCAGGTGTAGCTTGTTGCTCGCTAAGGAATACCTTCATACGACCACCCTTTGCAGCAGTTTCGAGTGCTTGACTGTTTTCTGTCTTGATGAGCGAGAGCGTGTCGAATGCGTACTGAAGAGTGGAGATTCCCCAGAAACCATCATAGCGACGAAAAGTGTTGGCAAAGTGCAGCACATCCTTACGTGGAGCATCTACCTTGAACCGTACACCATTTTCTCCCAGGTAGGTGAGGGTGTATGTTCCGTTGAGTTCGTTGTATCCTCCACACTCAGCTAACCAGAGTGCAATAGGGTCGCCTATGTCGTCGCGCTCGATATATACGAATGCGTTACCCTTAGTCAGGCGCTGAATGACCACCTGTTCGATGAGCGATGCAGCAGTGGAAAGTGGATTTGGTTCTACCTGTAGTAGGTAGTTCAATCTACCGCCGTGTCCCCACATATCAGGAATGAAGTTGCCGCCTGCACCATTCATGCGCTGGTACTGAATGGCGAATTGAGCCTCGGTTTTGGCACGAAGTTCGATTGCGCGATAAACTGCACTGACCGTCAGAGCTACTTGAGGGTTGCGGACTCTGATTATCTTCTCTTCGAAAGAACCTCCGATATCCTGCTTCTTAGTAGTGGTGGCGGTTGCGGGAGCTATGGTTTCTTTCTCACGAGAGAAAATAGGACGTGCGCCTGTCGGTGTAAAAAAATCTATTAGATTCATGTTGCCTCCTTTTTAACCTTGATGAGCTGCTGCAAGAATGTGTCCGTCTGAGGTCTTCAGATAGTGACCATCGCTGGTAAGCAGTGCTCGTACATCAATGAGCATATTCTTCTTACCTGTCAGAGTCACTCTACAAGTAGATCGTTGACGATTTTGTGCGGTATTCTGCACATCTGACACTATTGCATCACCAGCCAGCAAGAGCGATGATACTTCTCGGTTATAATCTCCGTTGGTGGTGTTTAGTTGCACCTTAACAGTCTCTCCGATGAGGTCTGCAAGTTCTACCACGCCGATAGCTTCGAGTTCCGTTGCATCTGTTACCACTGCATTAGCAGTTGCACTCCATGAGACAGACACCACTCGGTTCTTAGTAAATGCGCCCTCATCATCCTTGGTTGAGAATGCCTGCAGGTTCAGTTGCACCTGCAGACTGCATTCGAGAGCTGCAGCGATAGCACGAGAACCGACGAATATTCTAAGGTTTTGCCCCTTGACAGTTGCCATAGGTCGCCTCCTTTCTTATTCGGCGTTATTGCCTTCGTTAGTAGTCACTGGAGAGAGAGCTTCAGCGTATGGAGTCCAGTCTATACCTTCTTTCTCTGCGCGACCAGATTCCAGGCACTCATTCTTCCATGCCAGACATGCGTCGTTGAATGCTTTAAGAGCTGCTTTAGATTCGAACTCGTGATAGACTGGAGTGCCGTCAGCTTCTTCACCAATTTTCAGGCGACATGGTGCTGCTGCCTGAGAGAAATTGATTTGATTCTCGATAGAGAGCCAGACCGGCTTTTCCTCGAAAATCATACCGCCGATAATCTTCTGAGTAATACGCTCGTTGATGTCAGCGATGATGGCAGCTTTAGCGTCTTCGAAGGATGGCTTACCCTGTTTCTTATAGAATGGAATTTCGTACCACTCAGCTTTGTCTTCGTTAGTGGTAAGACCGTAAGAGATTACTACTCGACTTCTGTCTTCTTTGACTGGAGCGAAGTCTTCTACTGTTCCGCAATACTTATTCATATCAGTTGATTTTTAGGTTTATGAATGGCAGTATTGCGGGGTGGGGTTTACTTTATGACTTTCAGAAAATCGGGGTCGGTTTGAATGATGTGTGACAGATTATTTTCGCTTATGAGCTGACGGCGAATATTGTAGGATGCAGAGTGACTGAGTACACCGAGATATGAATTGATTGAAGCATTAGCGTGTTGAAGGTTGTGCATAGCCAGCGCTGCTACCTGCTGTTTTATTCTCTTATAAGTTTTGTTGCTAACGTAGTCTCTGTATGGCTTTATGAATGCTCCAAGAAATTCTACACCATGTCGCACGTTATTGATTCGAAGTTTACCCATGTGGAGCTGTAGATATAATTCGTATGCCAGGAATTCGCGAATTCTTGGTCTTTGTGCGAGTAACCAATCTCTATCTGGGTGAATCATTATAGAGTCATCGACATATCTGCCATAGTGCTGACATTTGATATCTCGCTTGATGAATTGGTCGAATGGATTCATATAGACATTGCTGAAGAGTTGCGAGGTTAGATTACCTATGGGTAGTGCTATTCCTGGTTCCGCGAATCTCATACACTTCGCATGATCTATATCGTCCCAGTCAGAATCTTTGCCTATAATGATGCAATTCTTCATGGGGTCGAGCATAATTATTTTCTCTGTAAGCCAGAGAATGAAATCGAAGTCGCGAATGTCATTCCATGTAGTATTGGGCGTTAGTATGGTTCCTGATGGGAGACCTTCTATTTCTTCATGAAGTCCTACTCGATGATGCTGCATCTTTATTAGAGTGTCGGTAGCAATAGATAGCAGCTTCGCGCGATTGATGTGCATAAAATATCCACGTATGTCGAGATTCATTGCATAGCATGGGTATTGCCAGTTACCTGAAGCCTGCCTGATATGTTGACGGATGCGGTCTATAGCATAGTGAGTGCCACGTCCCTTGATGCAAGAATAACTGTCGGCTATAAAAGTGCGCTCGAATAGTTGGTGGGTATATAAGAAGTAGAGATGGTGCACGATGCGGTCGCGAAACATTGCAGCGAAGACTTCGCGCTTCTTAGGATAGTCGATGATAAAGCATTTGGATGGTAGAGCCTCGTATGTACGATTGAGCAAGTCATCGCAGAGCTGGTTAAGATTCTCTGCAAAATTCTTTTCGAATTTCTGTACATACGACATCTTGTGCTTGTGTCGCGCTGCCAAAAAGAATGATATATACAAGTCGAGTAATAACTGACTTCGAGTAATTTTGTATGGTGTAGTAGGTTGGCTCATCTATAATTAAGTTTAAACAAGTTCTGCACTGCCCGAACCGAGAACCCGTTGTACCGATTGTTGTTGTTCGCCGGATTAACGCCTCCCGAATTGAAGTTCAGGTTGTACCCGTTGGTCTGCGAGTTAAGCGACGCGCTCCAGTAGTTCCCGTTGGAACCTCTGTTGTTCAAGCTCGTACCGTTCCGGTTGCCAGAGGCGGGGAAGTCCTAACCCTGCCGCCATAGGCGAGTGTACTGAGAAAAGGGGACGGTTACCACCTATACGAGCGAATCACAGAATCTATAGTAGAAGCCGTGAAGTGTCTTTTCTTTTTCGCGCCTGATTAGGCGAGACGGATAACCTATGGACTTGTTGTCTGCTATGTTGGATAATGATGAGCCATACCTGCTACAAGATTGCTAATACAGTGTTTTTAAGTCTTTGAATAAACTCGATATTCTCCATCGGAGTATGATCTTCTATTGAATAATTGACTATCTGAGATATGATTCCGCCGTTAGGATTCTGAGTGAAAGAAGGAGTATTGCTGTT